TATTCAATCTCTTCTCCAACAGACTTTCCACGAATATTGAGAAAGAGATATTCAATATCAAATGTAGGAAGTGCTTCTATTTTAATTCCTTTCGTTTCAATACAATTTTTAATAACTGTTTTAATAGCAGTAGTAATCTGTTTCGTATCTTCAGATTCTAATGCAAGAACCAAAAGTTTTTCTTCTTTTACTAAAAAAGGTCTATACTTGATTGTTTGTCCTGTAGATGGCAATTCAAGTTCATAAGTTGGCGTAGAAATTTTAGGTAAAGGCATGATGTTTTATAATTTTAATTCAGTTAAAATTATTTAGTACTACTGTTGAACGGGATTTCTTACTCCTATTCCACCAAGTCCACCAAATAAATCAGCAGCTCCTCCTTGACCAATAGGAACTGTAAATTGACCCGGAACAACCCCTAATTGATAATCATAATCAATAGGTCCAGTTTGAGATCCCCCTGTTATTGGTGCTGAAGAAAGTTTTGGAACTCCTGGAGGTGTTGTAGGTGTTGGTTCCGATTCTATTATATTTTGACGACTTCTTAACACATAACGATTATATGTAAATGAAACAGTACACTTTAAAAGTTCAGAAGCATTATAAGAAACAGGCATCGAAGCAATCGCAATTGGAAATGCTTTCACAAAAACATACTCTAGGTAATTTCCTAAAAAGTCTCTTTCAAATTTTTGAACAAAAATTTCTGTTCTGTATCCAATTTTTGGTTCGTCTGGATATCTTACTCTATAATGATAATTTGAATCTGGAGCTTCTACTGTTTCTCCCATAGAATATCTAATCCAAGCTTCAAATAATCTGATAACATTATATCCACCATTCCCTGTGCCGTGATCAACATAAAAAGTAAAGTCAGTAGCATTATCATACTGTCTACGATATCCAAGTCTTTCAGTTACGCCCGTATAATCATCATTAATATCATTAGTTAAAATAGAAGATCCTGGTAAAGATGAATCACTACATAATAAACTAATAGTACCTCCTTTTTGGTTTTCAAAATAATACTTTCTTATCTCTGGAACATCTGGAGGATTAAACCAACATTGAAAATGTGAAGTTAGTGCAGGTCTTAATAACTTTTGTTTTATTTCAAAATTAGGAACTATTTGAGGGGCAGGGGCAGACGGCATAGTCTGAGAAGAATTAAAAGAATTTCCCGGACTAACTCCAGTTCCTGAAGTGGTAACTGAAGATGGTGCTGGGACACCTGTGGCAAGATTTATTCCTTGTTGAGCGAGTGTAAATCCAAATGTTGGATCTGCCATCTATAAATACTTTTACTGTTATATTATGTATGCTGGAAATGGCAGAAAGTATTAAAAAAATAGAATATTGGAACACTAAAAAATTATGTGAAGTATTTAATACTAGTGGTGAAGAAATTGTAAGATTAGAATATGAAACTTTTTCGAAACCAATCAAACCTTTATATGGTTTCGAAAAAAATCATACACCTTGGAATAAAGGAAAAACAAATTGTTACAGAGAAGAAACCAAAAAATTAATGAGAGCCGCTGCAAAGGGTAGAAATATGAGTAAAGCAGTTAAAGAATCTGCTAAAAAAAGAAAGGGAAAACCCGCGCATAATAAAGGACATAAATATCCTCAATTTCAAAAAGGAGGAACAATAATTTCAAAAGAAGGTAAAGTAGTTAAATTTAATTCAATATCAGAAATAAGTAAAGAATTAAATTTAAACCCATCACATTTAGGTGCAGTTCTTTCCGGAAAAAGAAAATCTCATAAAGGTTGGAAAAATGCCTCGTGACGCCAAATACCATCAAGGATATTTTCATCCAAGAAATCCAGAAAAATATATTGGAAATCCACAGAATATAGTGTATAGAAGTAGTTGGGAATTAAAATTTATGCAATGGTGTGACCGTTCTTCTAATATACTAAAATATGGATCAGAAGAATTTTGTATTCCTTATTATAATCCAGTAAAACAAAGAGTATGTAGATATTTTCCTGACTTTATTATTGAAGTTCTTGAAGGTAATGGTAAAGTTCAAAAATATGTAATAGAAATAAAACCAAAGAAACAAACTGTTCCACCTATTCAAGGAAAAAAGAAAACAAAAACATACATTAACGAAGTGAATACTTATGCGATTAATCAATCAAAATGGAAATCAATTCAAGAGTGGTGTGAGGATCGTTTAATTAAGTTCCGCATAATCACTGAATCGGAATTAGGTATCAAGTAATGGCAGAAGGTTTTGGAAAGTATGTAGGAACAGGAACATCAAGAACAAAAGAACTTTTAAAAAAAGTTGAAGATTTAGGATCTGGAGATCCTGAAGATATAATGCTACTAATTATGGAAATTTTTAAGGAAGAAGTCTTATATCCAGAACCAGGAAAGTTCTATACATTCATTTATAATCCAAAGACTCCAAAAATCGAATACGATCAACATCCATTAATTGCTTGTACAGAATTGTATAAGTGGGGATTTAAAGGATTTAATTTTCATTGGAGAAAATCTAGACAATATACGTGGGAAGAAGTCAAAGGAAAACTTCATATTGTTAAGTATAATGAGTTGGATGAATTGGTCTCATTACAATATGGAAAATTCCGTCTAAATAAATAAAAGTCACTGGGTTGATGTCAACGGCAACAAGTAAACCAGCTATAGTAAATGGAACCATTTACAGTACAACTGTCACTAAAAATGCAGATGGTTCTTTGACTACTGTGCAAAAAAGTGGCGATAGAATAGTAAGAACTTTAGAAACAACTAAAAATGATAATGGAACTTTTAGTACGACTAGTTCTTTCGTCAATGCCACAGAAGCAGAACAAATAGCACTACAAGATCCAAATTCTCCTTTGAGATTAGCTAGCAGCTCTATGGTTACAGATGCTCAATCTCAAATCGAAGGTTCAATAACAGGTGTACAACAAAATGGAGCATATGCTCAAGCAGGTGGAGGAAGTGGAAATGCCGCAACAACAGCAGACAATCCAGATGCTCAAGGAGGAAGTGTTCCAACAATAAATCCTGGTAACGCTCAAGCACTATCAGCACCAAAACCAATTTTAATCTATCCTCTTAAGATGAGATCCACGCAACAGGATAGAATTAAATTTACTGCTATTGAATATCAACCAAGTGGAAATTTACAAACAGGAACATTTGCATCTCAAAATAGAACAAGTACAAAAGGTAAATCGATATTAGGAACTGTTTTCTTACCAATACAAGCATCTATATCTGATTTCAATAGTGTAGAGTGGCAAGGAGCAAATATTAATGAAATTGAAAAACGAGCAGTTAATTTATCTCTTGGTGCTATGAATGCAGGAGGAGTTGATAATTTATCTGATCTTTTACAGAAGAATATGGACAAGGCTCTTAAAGATGTTTCGGCGTCAAATAAAGAAATAAAAGTTGCTGCTGGTGGAGCAGCAGTTGGAATTCAAAATCTCCTTTCAAGATTTGGAACAGTTCTTAATCCAAACCTTGAGTTATTATTTTCTGGACCACAACTAAGACCTTTTGAATTTAAATTTAAAATGTCTGCAAGAGAAAAAACTGAAGGTGAAAATATTAAAGCAATTATAAATTTCTTTAAAAAAAATATGGCAGTGAAAAAAAGTGATGGTGCTGGTATATTTTTAAAAGCACCAAATACATTTTTAATTGAATATAAATTCAATGGTCCTGACGCAACACATCCAGGTATCAATCTAATTAAAGAATGTGCTCTTTTATCTTGTTCTGTCGAATATACTCCACTTGGAACTTATATGACATATCCTGATGGTACTATGGTTTCTTACAGTATGTCTTTATCGTTCCAAGAACTTGAACCAGTTTATGATAAGGATTACACTGATCATCCAATAGGTTACTAAAGATGTCAAAACCATACTTCAGACAAGTACCAAACTTTGAATATGTCTCCAGAGATCCTGGAGACAAGTATATTTCAGAATATACTTCTGTTAAAAATCTATTTAAACGTGGAAAATTAAGAGAAGATATCTTTGGCAATTTAAAGTTCTTTGAAAAGTATTCAATTATAGGTGATGAGAGACCAGATAATGTTGCGTTTAAATTCTATGGAGATTCGACATTAGATTGGGTAGTTCTTCTTTCTAACAATATTTTAAATATTCAAACTGAGTGGCCAATGACACAAAGAACTTTTGATAGTGTTATGCTAGAACGTTATGGTTCTTATGAAAATTTATACTCTAAAATTCATCATTATGAAACAGAAGAAATTAAAAACTCTTTAGGTATTACTGTTTTAAAATCTGGTATAAAAATTAGTCCATCTTGGAAAACAAATGGAAACTTCTTAGAAATGGATAGTACCAGAATCGGAACTATATTTTCTGGTGATGCAGTAACACCATCAAACACTGTAACAGTATTCTCACAAACCGAAATACCAAATTTTGAAGTTGGAAGTCAATTTAGTATTGTTAATGTAAGCGAAGTTCAATACAATGGACAATTTATAGTTTCCAATATTATCGCTTTTGGAGCAAATGGAGTCATTGGTTTTCAATATGAACTTCCTTTTGTACCAAATGAAGCATTACCAACACTAGCTGAACCAAAAATAGAAGAAAT